TGTTACTTGCAAGATTAAATTGTATTGAGTCTGCAGCTCCGTCTAATGCTTTTAATTTAATTTGTCCATCAATATCTAAAGTTAAATGAGCAGCGGCAGCATCATCATCTACAGTAGACATGGTAGTTGCGCCATGAGTTGTTGTTTCTATTTTAAATATATCACCAGTATCCGCTGAATCGTTTATAGTAAATGTTTTACCATACAATCTTAAACCAGAATCTTCCAATATAGTGTGTCTAGCTTCATCTATTTTAAAAGTTATTTTTCCTAAATCAGCATCAGTACCAGCTGTCAAAGTATTTATTACAACATTAGATAAAGATTTTCCACCTGAAGTATATGTTGTTTCTATTTTAAAACATTCAGTATCAGAAGCTCCTAATTGAAATGTCGGATTGCCATCATTAACATTTCTAACAGATTTTAAATTAGTTCCATCATATACAAGCTTATCATCTTCTGAGCGTTTAAGTTCAAACTCTTGAGATTCATTGTTAAAGCCTATTTGTCCTGGTTCTGTAGCGGGTAACGAAAACTTTAATGCACCTATTTGCCCTATATATCCTGGTGTTACCGTACCTGCAAGTGGAGTATTCTGTATATCCTCTGCCTTAATTCCTTTGATGCTTTGTGCGCCCTTCATATTTACAGATCCACCAGGCTCTACAACTAAATTATTAGTTCTTACTTCTGATGAAAATGTAGAGTCAGCTTGATTTGCAGTATCAAGTTTTTTACTATACCATTGATTGTTGTAATAAGTAAACTCATACAACCCCTTTCCTTCTATAAATTTAGTAACCGAATGACCTTGGCGTGCCTCTTCTTTTTTAGGGTAGCCTTTGTCAATTTTACCTTTTTGGGTTTTTAAGTGGTCTAGTCTACGTTGTCTTCTATTTGACACTCTTATACCTATAGACTATACTTATATCATTTATTTGAAAATCTTCAGGTACTATGCCATCGCTAAATATTCTCAAAGCAAAACTATATATATTGTTAGTTTGACTAGAGGTGTTAGGTTTTAATTCTGCTGTTGCCCACGCTCCACTAGTACTTGCAAGTTCATTACTTGTAAAATTAGTTCCGTTAGCAAAAAGTTTATCAAATGCTGTTCCTTGATTAGTATCGAACTTAACAGACACGTTAGTAGTTGCAGATGATTTATAATTAATTCTTACTAAATGTATTTTCTTCCGAACACCAGGTCTATCAAAGTCGTGAAATTTAGTTTGCAAATCTACGCCACCCGATGCATGTCCTGCTGTAGTAGATGTGCTGTCATCAAAATTATCTATGGTAAATACGTATTCATTAGAGTTGTCATCGCTTATCCAAACAGGCTGACCATTTACTGTATCTAGCACTACATTAGTATGACCGTATTGTGCACTTAAATCTACACCATCTACAGTTTTTGATACTGTTTGCGAAGGTATGTCTACTATATAAGAATCTGCTTTAGTATCACTAGCATCTGTCTTAGCAACTACAACTTGATCCATCGAAGAAATGTATATACAGACTAAATTACTGCCATCACCAGCAAATGTATTCCAGTCTGTTTCGTTAACCTTACCAATTAGGTTTAAAGGCTCTCCCTCACCACCATATAAATATATACCACCTCTATTTGCAAACAACACACCAACATCAGATTTGACTACTGCTTGTCTACTTTGTACACCTAAATGCTGAAAAGAATCTTCTAAATACTCTAATTCACCTGCTATGTTTATTATATGTAATGTGTTTTGTTTAAACTGTAATAATCTATCATTAAAAGATTCTAATGCAACAATGCTTTCACCATCATCTACAGTTACATCTATAAAATTATCAGATGGAAATATGTCATAGTTGTTAGGTAATGACTTAAGTATTCTGTCTGGAAAAGCTCTTTTTTGTTGTTTAGAGGTTACTATAGAGCTATTAGTTGCTTGGTATGGAGTTGCAACATATGCTATGCCATTGTTAAATGTTATGTTTTTAAAGTTAGCCATTATAGTATCTGTTGTATGTGAATAACCAGCAGATGACTCAAACACATCAACAACTGGTGGAGAAGTAGACAATATGTCCTCCCTTACAGTAGTAGTGCTTGTATCTGTATCAACACAAATAAGATTAGAATTAAGAGGGTCAACACTCCATGCTTCATAAGTTTCAGTACCTGCAAGTTTAAACCCTAAATCAAAATCTAATTCCCCTAATAAAAAGAACCTACCGTCTAATGTAGAGTCTTCTTCAGAACTTACTTTTGAATAATATATTCTTGCTTTATCAATTCTATAACCAGAAAGACCTAACTCCGACGCAATTCCCCATCCACCACCTTGTGCTTCTGGAGACCAAAAGTTAAAATACATTGCTTGTTTATTAGCTTTTACAGTACCAGGAAATGTAAACAATTTACTTTCTTGTTTTCCATCATACACCCAGCTATAATGAAACTTATATTCTCCATTCCATTGCCCTTCTGCTAAATCGCCATATCTAATATTGCATATAGCTCCTGCGGGGTCAACAACCTTGGAAACTTTTTTCAAGCTAGAACTACTAGTTATAGACCCATAAAAAGCAGTTTCACGACCACCACTTTTTATAATACTGCTAGCCCATATATTTTGATGGTCATGTGGCCTAGTTACATAAAGTCTGTTGTTAGAATGGTCTGCTTCTACAACTGACACCCATTCATCATCTACATCTTCAGAAGTTATATTGCCATCTTTACTTACAAATAACATATCACCTACGACAAAGTCTCCATCCGAAAAAGCAGTATCTAAGTTTAACTGCCTATAATGATTTGTAACTGTTGCCCCACTACCAGAGGGAGCAGTTGTTTCGCTACCTATTTCATACTCAGTTCCATCTAATAATAAATTATAATCATGTCCCGTAGGAGGGTCATCACTAGAGCTAGTATGTGAAGGAATATCACCTTTTGTAGTTAAATGAAAAACTACTGCAAACTTTTTTATGTCAGTCATGTCAGGGTTGTAAAGCATTTCATTAAATGTTTTAGTATTTACTGTAATAGTTTGCCAGCCAGCAGACAAGCCTGTTGGAGGGACATTATAAACAAAAGATTGAATATGTTCTTTTTGGTCCCAAAAATTTTCAGGATGCATTGTGCTTCCTAAATGAATATCAATACCTTTTACTGTGTCGATACGTGTATACATGTAATCACTTATATACAACTCAAACATTATGGTTTGTTGCGAAGGCAGAGTTATGTTTAAAGGACTATTTGCTGTAGTAGATGCGGTTCCACCTGTGCCACCTTGATAATCGTAATCTGAATGATATTGTATTATAATATATTTTTCATCGTTTTCATTTGTTACGTTATTTTTAACAAAAGAATAAGCACCAATACATGAATCAGGAGACGTTCCATTTTGGGTAGCAGCATCTAACAAAGCTTTTCTAAATGAAGCGCCCCTATTATACTTATAAGCATCTTGATCAGTTCCAGATTTACCTGCAAACCAGCCATCAGGGTCAGCACCATTTTCCCACATTGTTTGGTCTCTACCAGAGTCAGCTGTTCTAGCCATCATAGTTAGATAACCGTCAGTCAATGTTGGGGTTGTTGTATGTTGTGTGACTAAATTACCTTTATACGGTGGATGTATATCCATAAGTGTTAATCGCCAATCACCTAACACTTTAAAGCCTACGCCACCATTAGACTCAGCACCACCAAATATATTTTTTTCTATATATCCCCACCAATAATTACTTAACAAATTAGATAAATGATTGTTTTTAAAATTAGTATCTATTAAACGTATAGCAGTGTCAACATTGTATAACATCATCTCTGCGCCTGTTTTTGTTGCTAGGGTACCATCACCACTAGCGTCTATAGAAAGTTGCTGTATAATGCCATATGCGGTCCCATAGCTACTACCATGTGTATTAATAAGGGTCCACTCACCAGTTTCATAGCTATATCTGTTCAAAGTATTGTTTTCATTATTAAATACTACTAGATTAGCTTCACCTTCAGTAGTTGATGTGGCGGTTGCTTCTTCACCAGATATTGGCTCCCAAACAGATTGTTTTAATGAAACACTATCAATTACCACATCGTTTAATGAGTCGTCTCCAAATATAATAAAGTTTGACCAAGGCACATTGTCATCAGCAGTCATGCTTCCAGACTGTATTACTGCATTAATTACTTGGCTGCTTTGGTCGTTAACATCAAAAGAAGTAAAGTTCCCTAGTAAACCTACACGTAGATTTCCTGCAGATATATCAGTGCCTGACCCTGTAAATGTAATTTTTATTGAATAAAAAGAATCTGGCTCCCAAGTTACTGCATTTTGAGACTCTTTTTGATACATACCATTTTGCCATTCTGTTGCAGAATTTGCATCATTATCAAATTCTAAGTTACCTCCATTAACAGTCCAGTTAGCAGTTCCTCCACTTGTATTTAATGTTGTCCATGTAGATGAAAAGTCAGAGCCATTTGTTAATGTTTCAGGCTGCTGAGTGCCTGAAGTAAGCTCTCCTAAAACTAAACCAGTCGAAGTTGAATTGTCACCTGCCGCAGTGTCAGCTTTAAACAAAGTTCTTGCATAAGCACCTTGTCCACTAATTCCGTCTGCTAATGCACCCCACTTGACTACAACACAATAAATGTGGTCTGGATCAGAACCCTTATCTTCAACTTCTACAACTCTAAGTATAGTGTATGCCCCATTCATCCACACGCCATCATCTGCATTAATTCTTGGGCTTAAGTATTTTCCGTGATATGATGAGTCTGCAATACTATGCCTAACTTTTAATAATATTCTAGCTTGTTTATTATCTGAATTAATAAAACCTAATCCATAACCGTTTTTAAAAGATATGTTGCCACTATCTAACCAAGAAGGTGATATGTACTCTGGTATAGTTGTTGTGCCATCTGATGCTCTTTCTGAGCGTGTAGATAATCGTATTTTGCCAGGCTTATCAAACATTACGCCTTTAGCTTCTATAAACTCGTTATCTTGGATATCTTTAGAATCAAATTTAGTATTCAGTCCACCTGAAAAATCTTTTAGCTCTTTTATTTGTTTAGGCATTTATAATCCTTATTGAGCTTGTTCTTGCCCATATTGTGCTAATCCAGCAGCTTGTATAGCTCCTTTATACATACCCGATAAGTTTTGTATATTTTGTTGTAATGATTGTTTTTCTGTTAACAATGTTTGTACCCTTGCAAGTTCTGCTTGAGCAGCTGCAGATGTAGACTGTACCATTTCTGGGTCCTCATCATTTAGCCAATATAACATTGATTCAGCCGTACCACCACCGCCACTTACATCATCTAATTGTGTGTCAAATAGTAATTTAGCATTATCCATTGCATCTTTAATTTCTGTATCTATGTTAGATATTAAATGATTTCCACATCTTACGGCAGCACCATAAACTACTGCATACTCTAGTTCATCTGGAAATGTTGATATTGATGATTCGCCATGAAAGTCTCCTGATGGATAATTAGCATAAGTATATTTAAAAGCATTTGGGCTAGCACCAGGGGCTGGGTAAACATATATCTTAGCATCTCTACGTATAAACACTGGGTTTTGTTTAGTAGCAAAAAACGGACTACTCGCATTTTGAACTTTAGTTTCAAAGTTAAGACCCATTTCTTTACACTCTACAAAGTCACCATCAACGCCGCTTTCCCTTAATACTTGAAGTATTTTCATATTAGGATTAGCTTGACCATTAGATGTTATTTCTCCAGATGTTTGTGTGAAGTTGTGCATCATATGTGGAGGTGCCATATTAATTATTTCATATATAGCCTCTCTAAGGGCATCATTAATAGCTACTGTATCACTAGAACCACTTTTATAAACTGTTTCTACTGTACCTACTAAGTCTTCTATTCTTGTTTGAAATGTTGCCATCTAAATAAAATCCTGTAATGGAGCAGGCAGTATGTCTTGCATAGCCTCTTTGCTCCTGTTAATTTTCATAAACTCTTCTTCTATTGAGTTAGCAAGGTTTCTATGAGGGCCTCCTAAGTCTAATTTAGAAGTTAAAAAATAAATATCTGCAAATGTATAATGCATTGCAGCTGTTATAAGTTGGTCTGGTAGATCAATCTTAGTTTTATTACTACTCTTATGTTCAGGCAAAGCATAGTAATATACAGTAATTGTTTCTGTAGTAGGCTTATTAAAGTATATCTTTCTAGTATCTTCTAACCATTTACCAGATATTGTATCACTAGCAAAAGCCGCTGCAGCTGTAGCATCACTTGTTACTGTTACAGTAAATGTATTAGCATCAGCTGTTGTTAAAACTTTAAATCTTTTTTGATTTACAAACTCATCATAATAATTTTGATTAGCTGGGACTGAACCACTACCAGCTGCTAAAATTTCAGAAAGAATTACATAATCACCTACATCTAAGCCATGTGCAGTAGATGTTACTGTTAATGTATTATTGCTACCAGATGCACTTCCAAACACACTACTGTCAGCCATGTCGCCCCTAGATATATCAGTCTTTAAATAATAACCTATTTGTGGGGTATTGTCATCTGTTCCAGTTAGCACAGAGCTTTCTGGTACAAATGGTATAGCCGCCCTATCTCCATTATCATCTACTCTTTCTACTTTAAATACTTGGCTAGTAAATTTGTTAGATTGTATATCTGGATTAGTAAAAGCAATATTAGTACCACTAACTGCAAGAGCTTCTGAGTTTATTTTTTGACTACATCGCAATGACACATTAACTACATGGTCATCAAAAAACTGCGCAATTAAAGGTTCTGTTGTAGGAAATGGCAGGTTGTTAGACATTAAAGCCGTACTTATTAAGTCATATGCTTCTAAATATCTCACTAGTATTTTACCCTAGATACTTTAATTTTCTTTTTAACCTTTCTTTTCCTTTTTGTCTTTTTAGTTTTTTTAGGCCTACCTTTTTTACTTCCGTATGTTCCTTTTCCGTATGGCATATTTATCTCCTTTATTTACCAACTTTTTTCATTGCAGCCTTATGCGATGCTGTAAAAGTTTTACCTTTTTTCATCATAGCTACCATACTTTTTATATGTTTTGCAGTATGATGTTTACTATGTTTTTTCATTGCAGTTTGCTGTCTTTTGTTTAACATTGATACATTTACATTTTTTATTTTCATTTTATTACCATTTAACTTTGTTAGCCCAATATGCGGCTGACATTTTACCTTTAGCTATATTTTTACGGTGCCTAGCTTTAAAAGACTTTCTTCTAGCTTTTTGACGAGCTGATTCGCCCGCCTTTGGTTTACCTGCTGTCTTAACACCTTGTTGTCCAAATCTTATTGTTTTTATTTGACCGCCGCTTTTAGCAACAACTATATGGCTTTTTGTTTTATGACCTGGGGTTCTTTTAGGTTTATTATACCCTGACACACCAGCTCTTTTTAATCTTGAATCTTTTTTTGCAGCCATTATTTACCCTTTATTAGTATGGGGGACCCGAAAGCCCCCCATAAGTTAATCAACTTTTAAGTTAATTTCAAGATAGCATGTGTTTGTTCGTTACGAATTTCACAACCAACTTCCATTAACCATTCATCAACTCTAGCATCTCTACCATCGTTGACTACATCTGATCTAAGCTGCATGTCTCTTGATGCAAGAGGTCTTAAGTCTACGTTAGCCATATCAACAGCTAGCGCAAAATCCTCGTATGCACCTTTTAACATTGGATGCGGTACAAAGTTAAGAACCCCTACAGGACCTTGATACTTTGTTACTTGCAATCCAGCAGTAGCATTTGCTATTCCTGAATCAATGTTTAAAGTAGCTCCATTAGAAGCTACAGGAGTTCCTGTTGGACCAATACCTTGTCTACCAAGAGCTGTAATAAATCTTAGCCATTTGTTAGAACAAAGAACTGTTTTTTCCATAGAACCTTCCATCATATCAGAAAAGATATATTCTACAGCAGCATCCATTTCATCTAAGCCTGCAGCATTAAAGTCTAGCTGTAGGTTAGAATCACCACGACCATCTAAAGATTTGATAACACCAGCACCTGCTGAGCCACCAATACCAAATCCTGCAAATGTTCGTTTTGGATTTTCAGATGTTGGGTCTAAACTAATATCACCATTTGTTAATAATGCAAACTCGATATCTGATTTAATTTTAGCAAGTTTTCTAGCTTGTAGCCTTGCTAGTTCAGAGCCACCGTAATGCTGTGAAGCATCCGCTGTACCAGTAATAGAGTAAGGCTCTCTGAAGATTTGAGTACAATTCTTCAACCGTCTAACTCTTTTTCTAGTCTCTTCACCAATTGCTGCACCTTCAGCATATGTACCTAGTCCACCTTCTAGATTAAACTCTTTATCATCAACAAACGCAGTTTCTGCTTGGAATAATCCTTGGGCACCAAAATTAGCACCACCATCATAAGTTCCAGCAGTTCCTACGTATGTAAGAGTTAATACACCAGCAGCATCAACAGTAATCATGTCAGTGCCATCTGCAACTTGCTCGACTTGATAAACAGTAGCGTCACTTGATTTTACGTGACATCCAATAAACTGTACGTGTCTTGATGTTGCACTAGTTATGTTTACTTTTTCACCTATTGCTACGCAAATAAAGTGTGTTATATCAGTATGTATTGCAGCAGATCCGCCAGCAACTGAAGCAGCGTATAGTCCACCTACTTCAAACATTTCTAAAGCAGCTTGCTTGTCAAATTTTACAACTGAATTATGTCCATTAATACCGCCAGTAGCTGTGTCAGTTACATTAACAGTAGCAGAATCAGCACCTTCAGTTATAATGTCTTGTTTGATTGATTTTTTAATCATATACTCATCTTCCATCCACTCAAATATTGGCACAGGAGTCACAACAGTTGACATACGACCCATTAGTGTCAATAAAGGAGTAACAGAAGGATTGTAGTAATGAATCTTAGAACCGAGTTCGAGTACCTGACGTTGTTCGCCGCTAGCAAACTGTAAGGCTGAACCAGTTCCGTATGTTGTATTAGCCATGTTCGTTACCTATTTCCTTATTGTTATTTTATTATCTACTAAACTTCATAAGGCCTTTGAAAAAATCATCCTTTTCTTTATCTGTAGTCTTACCTTGAGGAGGCGTAGATCCAGATACAGCAACTGCACTTGTTTTCTTTTGTGCAACTGGGACAGGATTTCCAGAGTCCTTAGCCTTTAAGAAACGAAAGATTTCAACAAGATTTTCTTCAGTAACATTAGCGTCATCTGACATAAAAGAATCGTATTCTCTTATTTCATCGTCGCTCATGCCCATAGCTCTTAATTTAAGAACTCTGTCTTTAGCTGACCTTTCTTGTTGCATTTCTGTACGCAAAGCATTTACTTCTGCTCTTGCAGCCGTTCTACCTTGCTCGACTAAATACTGGTTATAGTTTTGTCGCCATTCATATGAAGATGTGCCTGGAGTATCTTCGTCAAACGAATCATAATCTTCAGGTTTTGCAGGAGGTCCAGTTAAAGTTTCTTGCATTTTGCTTACTTCACCTTTCATTGCTTGTACAACATTAGGGTTTTCCCTTAGAAAAGCATCAAGCTTTTTAAGCTTTTCATAATCTTCTCCAGGTTTTTCTTTATCATACTTGCTTTGAAGGTTTTTATAAGAGTCGACAAGTTTCTTCCTTCCCTCTTCTGTGTCTTCAAATTTATTGTCGATTAGCCAGTTTTTAGCATTTGACAGTTCTTCTTGAGTTTCTTTTTGGTTTTCAACAGTTTCTTGAACCTCTTCAGAGCTCGGAGTATTAAATTCATTAAGGTCTCCCAAAACGTCTACTACCTCAGAGTTATCTGTTTGTTCTTGATTTTGTTGTTGGTCATTTGTTTCCATGTTACGATGCTCCTTATTTTATAAGTTACCCTACGCCTGGTGGTATAGGGGCTTGTTGTTGTTGAGAGTTAACCGCTTCTTGAGCAGAAGCCAAGTCCTCAGCGACCCTCTGAGTCTTACCTTTCTGCTTTTGCTGTTCTATTTCAGCTTTTGCTTTGACCTTTTCTGTAGCAGTGTGAACTCTTTTTGTAGCTTCAGAGATTTCAGCTCTCATGTTGCTATGGAACAGTTCACGTTCTCTAGTTTGTAGGTCACCTTGCAATCCTTTTAATTGTTCTTGTAGTTGTGCAGTTTGTGATTGTAGCTGTGCTATTTCTCCAAACCTAGCTATTAATCCTTGTTTATCCATATCAGTGTTCATATTTAATATGACTTGTGTTCTATCAATAATACCTGCACCCAACAATTGTAAATCTTTTTGTAATTGAGCTGATGGTGACTTAGCTCTAGTAGAGCCTATAACAACTTTAATGTCTACTGTATGTGATACTAAGTCATACATTCTTTCTATGTTGCCAGTCTCTGGCTGTATAAATGCTTGATTTATTACAACTTCACTAAACTGACCATAGTCATCAACTAGTCTTAAAATTCTTTCTTGATTATATACCCATGGTAACCATTGTATTGCAATCTTACCTGCTTTAGTTAACATATCATATATAGGTAATACTTTCCAATTTTGTTTTCTAGATACTGCTTCTTCAACAATTTGTGCTTCACCGACTGTTCCAGGAGCTGCTGATGCCAGTCCTTGCATATATTTATAAGCACCAAAAACTTGCTCTATATCCATTTCATATCTTTGTTTTTCTGAAAACAACTGTGAAGATACTGCAGGTGGAGTAAACTCTTTTATCTTACCTTCTCTTAATGCCCCAGGGTTTGCCCTTATAACTGAGTTTGGTATGTTCCATTTTTGCAGTTCCCCTGGATCAACAGCACCATCTTCTACTACTAACTTAAAATTTGTTGTTGCATTTGTATGAGCTATTATTAATGCCTCAGTTCTATTTAACATTCTTTGTGGGCTTTTAGCGTGCCTTACATCTCCAGCAGGATAAGGCGTACCAGTATGCTCATTGCATGCAGGTATTATAGGATAGTTTGTTATAGGGTGCACTTCATCATAATAAATTTTATCCCCAATAACACATGTTTCCCTAATTAAAGTATCATATATTATGTCTTCAGTAACAGCACCTTCATTTAAAAGTTTTTGATATCTTGAGTCTTCTGCTAGTGCAGCATAACCATCTTTATCATATGCTTGGTATTTACCTGACATAGTTTCTGTAATCAAAGCTTTAGGCACAGATACCTTTGCAAATCTTATAAATTTTCTACATTTAGGTTGGCTATCGTCCGAAACGTCTCCACGTGTATATATTTCATCTCTGTTAAAATTATCACTACCTATTTCGTTTCTATAGTAATCTTCTCTGGCATCATCTATTTCATCTGCAAAATCTGGAAAAGATATTTTTAAAGATTCTTTAGTGTGTAAGTCAGATATGATAATACTAGTCGCATCTGAAAAGTCTGGCATAGCTGAGTTAGGGTCCACAAAAACAGACTCAGGTTTAATATTTTTAACACGAACAGCTCCAAGGCCATTGTCTCCTTGATAGTCTGGATAAACATACATATACGCAATTCCTTTAACAAGGTAGTCCTTACATGATTGCCTAAATTGTACATCGCCGTCTGAGTCTCTCCAAATTTTGTCTACTAATTGATTATATACTTTTGATAACCCGCCATCCATTTCACCAATTGGTTCAATGTCCCATTCTGGATTTGTTCCAGCAATGTTAGATAATACTTGTTCAACAGCAGGTCTTATTTTATTATTAGACTCAGCTGGTTGCCCAACACTATGCAGATAATCTTTTTGTGAATCTGTTAATTGATTTCCTAAATAAAATGCTTCGTCTTCTGCAATTTGAAAACGATATTCTGAAGAGTCAGACTCGTAATACGTGTACTCATCTCTTACGTCGCCTGCTTCTAATTCTGGTAGATCTAGGTCTTTTAATTTTAACATATCAGTCCTCGTATATTAATACAGTTTTATTAATAGTTGCAACGATAATGTGTAATTAGGCATAAAAAATTTCGCCCGTTTCCCAGTCTTGGCCTACAATAACTCGCTCTTGAGCCCATTCGCCAGCTTCATCTTGTTCGACATGTGGAGCGTATATATCATCCATTGACCATCTTAAAGCATCTAAGGTATCCTTTGTTGAAGTTCCATGTTCTTTAAATCCTAACAACTCTTGTTCTAGCTCTTCATGTTCTTTTTTCAAAAATACAGATTTAGATGCAAACATCGGTTGCATTTGTTTTATTCTATAAAATTTCTTTTGAATTGCTTTTTTAGTATTTATGTGTAAAAATCTTCCAGTTTTTTTAGATACTCTAAATAAATAGTCTGCTAACATCACATGACCTGTTTCCTCTATGTTAACAAATTTAGGATGATAAATATCTGATAGCTCTAATATTTTCTGAGCCCCATCCATGGGGGTAACTTGTCCTCTAAAGTAGTCTATAACATATATATTGTTTTCAGCATCTACACCAATTACCATTACTACAGTATAGTTTGCTTTTACATTTTCAGATGATGCAGGGTCAACACCCATAAAAATATTTACAGGTTTTTGTATTCTTTCGCCATCCTCTTCCATAGAGATGAAATCAATCCCGCCCTTATGAACATAGTCACCTTTATAATACTGGATATCGTCACGCTTGAAGACTCGAAAGGAATCATCCATTGGTATATTTTGGTACTCTTGGAAGAAATATGCGATATCGCCTTTTGACCTAGCTTCTTCTTTTTTAGCTTCAAGCCACGAATACGGCCTTCTTTCGGGCCATAATACCATTGGTTCTTTGTTTTTAAGTATTTCTTTTCCTGAGGAAACAAATTGATTATTCTCTGTTTCTTGTAATATAGCTTGATAAAACAGTGACTTCCAACCTTTTATTATTCTATTGCCGTTTTTATCAAAGGCTCTGGATCCTCCAATCCGATTCAAATAAGCGTCCTCGTCGATTATCGTACCGACAAATACTATCTTACCGTCATCACTTCCAGGTACGACTGCGGTATCTATCCATCTTCTAAACTTGTTTCGTTGTTCAACAGTAGCCGCATTTCCGTCACCTTCGCCATCATCTATTATTGTAAGCGTAGGTCTATATGCGCCATACTTAAGCCCCCTAACCTTTTGCCCAGTACCCCTAACCATTACTTTACAAACACCACTCGGGGTTCCGTCTTTATTGAATCCAGTTATAATTTCTTTTTCTTCTTTACCCCAAACATCCCCTATTCTATTGCCAAAAAAATATTGCAGCTTTTCATTGTATTCTATTTCATCGCCCAAGCTTTCAAGTAAATATTTTGACTGCATTTCTGATTCGGAAATAAGTAAAACGAATTTTTCCTCACCAAACAAAATTCTATGCAATGGATATATTAGCGAGCAAAGTGTTGACTTAGCGTGCCCCCTTGGGGCTATAATCGCAATTTTTTCGCCGCCTTTTATATGAAGCAAGGAATTAAATATTTCTTTATGAAAAGGTGGAGACTCATTACGTACATGATAGTTCATAGGATAATTCTTATCGCCAAAAATAAATTTAGCAAAGAAGAAAGGGTCTACATACATTCTCTTGAGCAACTGTTGTTTTTCTTTTTCTGTCATGCTATTGTATCTACGTCGATTCCTTTTACTATCTCTATATACTCTTTTAACACGTTATTTTCATACATCAGAGCCTCTACTAAACTCAGGACTCCCTTTTCTAGGGTATAGCTTTTTGTCCCCACTATTAGCAGATTTCTTTTTACGTCTAGGCTTACTGTTTCCTCTTTTATCAGAGGTATCTCCGTTTTTATCGACTCCATTTATATCTCCAAAATTAATCATATTGTTTATTTCTTTGTCTGATAAGTTCTTTCTAAACTCTGCAAGTATCTTTTTGTCGCCCTCTGATATTGCAATAGTAGTTGTACCTTCTAGTTGTTCTACTTTCTTTTCATCGTGACCAAGTAAAGTACTTACTCTATTTAATGCGGACAATCTAACATTTGGAGTTATTTTTTCGTTTTCTACAAACTTTTTCAAATTAGTAGCAACATAGTCGTCATCTAAACCAATAGACTCTAACTTGTCTTTCATTAATTCACTCATATGTTCTTGTATCCTCTTTTTTTTTAAAATAATATTTCCACGCTTTAATGAGTTAGTTGGGTTATTGTCTCTATATACAGACTGATAAGCGTTGACTACACTTTCATTTGTCCACATGCCATTGTCTTCCATCTTACCCTTTGTGCTTAATATATCAATAAACCTTTTTTGTAGTATCGTAGGCTTTACATCTTTTTCTACCTCATAATAAAAACCTTTGTCATTTCTTGGATCAGGATACTTCTTTGCATACAATGTCGACTTGTATGTCGGTGTTTCTCCAAAACCAGTCCTTATATAGTGTATAGGCTTCTTTCTATCCTTTAATTGCGTCTTGCGTCTTGATATAACTTGTATAACCATATTATCATTAGTAAGCACCCAATCGCCCTTATCAGCGTAGCGCCAATCATCACGATACTCTATGTTGTTGTCCTTAGCTTCTTGTACACTATATATGTGAAATTCTTTGTTTCTACACTTAATAAGCATAAAATAATATACAAAAACATTTTATTTATTGAAATAGCATTGTTATATTATAATACTTCAATGCTCAATCTCTCGGGGGGTCAGCTCCTAAATACAGCAAATTCCCATCTGGCTCCCCACTCTCCTAAAAGTTGAAAAATAGCGTAAAAAATCTGTAGGAGGTAGATATATATATACGTGCCCCCATGTGTTGCCGAACGCGTTCCTAGATTCCGTTGAGTTCGCGTTGGTTTTCTCGTCGGATCCACCTACGCGTGTGTGTACCTGATATAGGCAATTTTTTTTTTGCCCTTTCACCGAAGAGAATCGAAGGCACAGCCACCAAACACCGAAGAGAAAGCACCTTGTCAAGTGTTTTAAAAAGTTTTTTTACGAAGGGGAACGGCATTTATTTTCAAATATTGCCTTATCTATGCCTAATATTCAGCAGTGGCAGTAGCAACAGCAGTAATGAAGCCACTAAGCTTTTTGAAATAGTCTTGGAGGGTGAGCAGTGTAAGACCAAACCCTTTAAACGTAAGAGTGTGACCGAAATGCTAATATTGGGAATTGTGCAGACAATTCTAGTGGGGAACGAAAAGATACAAGAGTGACTATCTTGTAAGGTTTAAGCCATAGGCTTTAACACGTCAAAAACGAAATCCACAGCCTAGAGTTAGCTATGTATGGATTAGGAACTAAGGACAGCATTTTAATTACTAATGGATATAGCCCTTATCAGAATAGTTAGGGAACGAAACGAGAGCATAATATTGCTAGCCATATAGAATTAAATTTAATGAAGTGGAACACCAACCAAAAAGACATCGTACGTAGTAATATGACGTGCAGAAGGGTTACTAGTCGGTAATCTGAGATATAGACTGACGTTTAGTCGATTTTAGGCTGAAGTTAGATTAGGGCGAAACGTGTTTGCAATAACACCCATTAGAAGAGAAAAACTTCTTTTTCTATCTGTAGCGGATAGACTAACATATAGTATTTATTATAATATGATAGTGCGAGGACGAAAACAAAACTAACCTATGGTAATGTTTTGGAGTAGTAGCAGTTGTGCAATAAATCTTACGGCTTGAAATTTCCTTACAATACACACAAACAATATATAAATGGGGGTTATTTATGGTAGAATCATTATTGACATTTATAGCAATTATATTTATTCAATTTATATTAATTGTTATAGCATTAAATAAAATAGAAAGATTACAAAGAAAGATAGAAATTTATATTAATAGACTTGATGCTTAGCTATCAATCGATGAACAGCTAAGTTCTTAACGCTTACCAAATAGCATATCTCTAAGCCTGTTGAAACATACAGGCACAGAATTAAAAAGATAGGAGTACATATGGATTGCATATTATGTTGTGGAAATGATGTCAAAGCAACCAAGCAAATAGTATTTAAGAATAGATTTGCACCCGATGAACATATAGAGCTTTGTGATATACATTATTGTGACTCTGTAAAAGATCTATCTAAGGGTGCAGATGTAAAAGTATTAGATATATAAAGTAAGGATAAACAACGATGAAGCTAATAAGTGAACCTAAGGTAAACTATAAGATAAAAAAGAACCTAAAAAAAGGGTACTATACATATAGTTTAGCATTAGCACATTCTGATATAAGTGGTTATAATGTATGTCCTAGGGCAAACAGACTACGAATGGGTGAGAATGTGAACAAGAAAAGCACTTGTTCATCTGTTTGTGTAGGGTATAATGGATTCGCTCAAAGGTTTCCAAGTGTGATGGAGGCAAGGGTGCGAAAAACCAAGATGTTCTACGAAGACAGGGGGACATTCCTAGAGTTGTTAGAGCAAGATATATCTAAAGGTATCGTAAAAGCTGAGAAATTAGGCTTTAAACCGACGTTTAGATTAAATGCATACTCTGATATACTTTGGGAAAACTATGGTATTATTGATAAGTTTAGCGATGTAACATTTTATGATTACACTAAGATAGCTAACAGAAAAAGAATACCAAGTAATTACCAATTGACGTATTCACATTGGGGTAATTGGGAAGATACTATGAATGCATTAGGTAGAGGTATGAATGTGGCGATGGTATTTGATAAGACACCAAGTGAGTGGAATGGATTTGAAGTAGTAGATGGAGATGAGACAGACCTAAGAATAGATGAGAAAGATAGTAAAGGAAACAATACAATAATAGGACTCAAGTTCAAAGGTAGTAAGAAAGAGCTAGAGCAAGGAATAAAAGATAGATTTGTAGTAAAAGCTTAAAGTAAGGAGAAAACAAAGATGATAGGAGCTAAAATAGTCGATGTTCGACTAATGAAAAAGAAAGACCTAGAGTTTGAAGGATGGGAACATGCTAATGAATTATCTGCTGTGATAGTCTTAGATAATGGCGATAAGATATATGCATCGCAAGACTATGAAGGTAACGGACCTGGGGCATTGTTTGGAGTTAGAAGTCCCGAAAAAATCAATAAAGAAGATGGTGCTAGAGGATTCGTAGTGTATCCAGAGGAGAAGTAATGAGAAACGATGAAAAGATAATAGCTTGTCTTAGAGAGATAAGTGAAAACATAGGTAGTGGATTGTTTGATATAGATGGTGAAACTATGGATGAGCTTATTGAGTGTGGTGCAAGAGAGTTTGAGATAGATGAGCTAGAAGTAGCACTAGACAATGCAATCAAGTGGATGGAATGGGATTATAAGTTAAGGAGTGAAAATAAAGATGAGTGAATATCATGAAGTAGGTTTCTCTTCAGAGTGTCCAGAAGATGTATGTAATGGAAGAGTAGAAGGTAGTGGTTATGCAGATGAGTATGGTGAAATAGTAAAGTTTATATACCAGAAATGTATTAAATGTGGATGGAATCAAGCATCATAGGAGTAAAAATGAAAGAAAAAGATATAAAAGTAGGTAGCCTAGTAGTATTGAGAGATACGTGGGGTGCAGGGCAAGTTAAAAAAGTTGTAGTGCAAGGATTTGGAGAACATAAAGGATTTAAAGTGTTTGATTATGATGATAATAGGTGGGCTTATATGGATCAAATCACGAGAGTAATAAAGTATTAGGGGAGCTATGAGGTTGTACAGCTGGGAAGGCACAAGTTCCTAGGTAACGTGTCATTACTACCTACAACCAAGCTTCCCCTTAGATTTCATTAATACAGGAGAAGAAAGATGAAGTTCAAGTTAGAAGAGTTAGGTACTCATACAATAATAAAAAAACTATCGAGTCTAGACTTTAAAGACTTAGATAGAATAGAAGAAGAGGTAAAGTATCTTAAAGGCAGACATTTTAGAGTAGGTGCAAATGTGTCCTTTGAAAGACGTAAAGATGGTAGTAGATTATATGGTGTCATACATAAAGTAAATCCTAAGAGCATAGGAATTGACACAGAGCATGAAGGTCGATGGAAAGTATCAACATCATTAGTTAGATTGGAGGGTTAATGAAAGTAGAAGAAGTTTGTAATGATGTATATGCAGTAGATATAGTTCTTGAAAAAGAAGACTTAAAGAAAATTAGAAAAGGAAAACTAATTCACTTTGAATGCATAAAATCAGATACAGAAATTTACATTACTATGGAGAGATAAATGAAAACACTAGAGTTATTTGCTGGCTCTAGAAGTTTCAGTAAAGAAGCTGAAAAGCTTGGATATGAAACTTACACTACGGATATAAATGACTTTGAGAAGATAGACCAAGTATGCAACATATTTGATTTTGAACCTAGTAAAGTACCATTTATACCAAACTTTATATGGGCAAGTCCACCATGTTATACGTTTAGTGTAGCCAGTATAGGACATCATTGGACTGGAGGTAAGGGTGCATACATACCTAAAACAAAAGAAGCAGTGATGGGTATCAAGATAGCACAGAAGACCAAAGAGATTATAGATTATTATAAATCGATTAATCCAAACCTACTATACCTAGTAGAGAATCCTAGGGGGGTGCTAAGGAAACTAGATATATTCCCCAAAGAAGAATTAAAGACGGCCTGGTATTGTCAGTATGGAGATACAAGGGCTAAACCAACAGATTTGTGGACTAACTTTGATTGGAAACCTAAGACTTGTAAGAATGGTAATCCAGATTGTGACCACGAACGAGCACCAAGAGGTAGTAGAACAGGTACTCAAGGATTGAAGGGTAACTATGAAAGAAGTATGGTGCCTGCAGATCTGTGTAAAAAGATTATAAGTAAAGTAGAAGTACATTTATTTACGTTAAGATATGGTAAGTAAAGCTTCCCTGGTATACGGAAGGGGGTTGACTAGAGTAAACGACATGTCGGTGGAATCCCAATGTATACCAACAATTAAGCAAGTGAGCGAGAGATAATGAGAGAGTTTTAACGGCTATAAAAACTTAACATTCGTTGAGAGGTACAGATGCATAATCAGGCTATAGCGTCCTCAAGCAAAAGTTCTCTCTCAATCTCATATACATGCTAGTGTATACAATTTGGAAAAGTAAGCAGTCTGTAAAACTGATGGCAATGTGCCTTTGTAGGTTCAAATCCTACCACTAGCACTAACAATGGAGGAGTAATGTTTAATGAAGATAAAATAATACTAGACCTTTGTGGTGGAACTGGCTCTTGGAGCAAACCATATAAAGACAATGGATATGATGTTAGGGTTATTGATCCACAAGAATGGCTTGAAGATGATTATGGCACAGGTGATATTAGGCTGTTTAAAAAACCTAAAGAACAAATATATGGTATACTGTCTGCTCCACCTTGCACACACTTTAGTGGTAGTGGGGCTAGGCATTGGAAGAAAAAAGGCAAAGAGCCATTACTCGAAGGCTTGTCAGTCGTTGATGCTTGTTTAAGAATTATATTTATAACTAAGCCTAAGTTTTGGGTATTGGAAAATCCAGTAGGTAGATTAAAACATTATATTGGAGATGCTAAATGCACATTCCAACCTTATGAATATGGAGATGCTTATAGTAAAAGAACTTGTTTATGGGGTGAGTTTAATATGCCTAAGCCAACAGATGTAGTAGAGCCTGATATGGTAGAGTTTACAAGCAAAAAAGGTGTTAAGAAAAGAATGGCTAGAATATTTTATGATAGCTTTAGTCTGCCACCAAATGAAAGAGCAAGACTTAGGTCTATGACACCCCCAGGTTTTGCAAAAGCTTTTTATGATGCAAATAAATAGAGGAGAATAAATGAAAGACTTAGTAAGAGTAGATAGAGATGCAAAACTTGTTGAGTGGTTAGAGGAAAATTTCAGCTTACACGATGTTGATATGATTTTTAATACTTTAGATGAGTTCAGAGATTTTGACACAAAACAAGGCGAGATAACATTTTTAGATTTTATAAATAAAAACCATTAAGGAGCAAGTGATTGGAAATAATTTTTAACATAATTGACTGGTTGCTATATGCAATATTATTTCTTATATTAGTCGACAACTTTTACAAGATTTTTATTAAAAACAGACGATAAGGAACACCATGTCTTTTAAAAAAAAGTTTAAGACTAAGTCAGAAGCATTAATTGAAGCAGATAAAATACTTAGATTGATACATCATTACAATGGAGAGTATAAGCATTTAATAGAATCAAGCTATCTTGAAAGACTATCAGATGAAATAAAGATGTCAAAAAAAGATAGTGCAAATGAAATAAGAGAGTATTTTAAAAAAAGGAGAGTGAAGTGAGTAAGAAAAAAGTATCCAGGATAGCAAAGTTAGAGCAAAAAGTATTAGAGATGACATATTTTATTGGAGCCATGAAAACTAGATCTGAATTACTAGAAAAATCAATATCAGAATACATAGAATACAAGAAAGATTGGGACGATTTCAATAAATATGTGGAAAAAAAGAAAAAAACACTTGAAAAAAAGAATAAGTAGTTATAATTTTAGTGGCGATTGTAAAGGAGGTTTGCATTGAAGAAAAACACTACAATTAGAATAAGCGAAAATGCTATTCAATATTATACTGATAATTACAGAACAAATCACGCAGGATGCGTAATAGCTTGTGAGGGATACCCTAAGTTAAGGGAGCAAGCATTAAGAAATTTAAATTCTTGGAATATTTTTAGTAAAGAAGAGTTGAGCCACTTAAAAAAGGCATCAAAGCTAGTAGCTATTGACAAAAGTAACATTGCATCATTAAAGCTTTGGGAAGCTGAAGTATATGATTACTTTAATTCGTCTAGTTTAAGTGAGAATAAGTTTAAAATAATCATAGAGAAATTAAGAGAACTACCTTTAATGGAGATGTTTGTACTAAGAGAATCCATTTTAGGTGAATGTTTATAATATTTGCGAGGGGGTTCCACAAAGTGCTACACACTTGGACCACACTCTTCTCGCCTCCTCGCTATCATTAGGGACGTTGGTTAATTGTTAACAGATTATGTTTTACGGAAGATGTTGACACATTGATATGCTAAACACCGTCCCTATAAATTTTAAATGGAGGAAATCAATATGAATTCAATGTCACAAGCATTAGAAAACATAAAGAATGAATATGGTTTAGAAGAATTTGAAAACGTATGGGTAAGATACGAAGACGATGGTGCTTTGCTATCTTTTAAATCTAAAGGTAAGTCCTGGAAACTATACCTTTTCAAAGAAGAAGATGAAATAAAAAAGTTTGACGATGGTGATATCTTCTGCAATGTGTGCGACTATAAACATAGAAACACTATGGGATGTCAAGCGCCTTGAAGATAAATAAAAGATACACCATGACGTTAGACCAATTAGAACAATTTTTAAAACACAGAGAAGGAGAAAACGGAATGATAGTAAACCCAAAAGACAACTTTGTACTGTTCTATGCTGATCAGCCAAAGAAAAACGAGAATAGCCCTGACTTTAAAGGGATATTAAACGGAGCTAATGGTGAGAAGCTGCCAATAGTAGCCTGGACTAAAGATAAAGATGGTAAGCAATACATATCGGGCGTGGTAAATGAAGAATACAAAAAAGAAGACTAAACCACATCTTAGTCCTTCGTCAATAACACAGTATCTTAAATGCTCTGCACAGTTTATGTTCCGTAAACTAATAGGCAACAAGCCACCAAGTATAGCGCTTTTGTATGGCAAGTCTGTAGATGAGGCAATAAACGTAGATATGGAGCAAAAAATATTAACTAGGAAGAACCTTCCTATGGATGATATAAAGGATGCTTTTGTAACAGAATGGGACGAGAACAAGGATGACACAGAGTTTCACTCTAATGATAAACCAGATGCTCTACGGGAGATAGGCATCAACAGTGTTGGTCATTGGAGTGATACTGTGGCACAAGATATTCAACCTAAGTTTGTTCAAAAGAAATTAGCTGTAGAATTTGATGACTTTGATTTTGATATACTTCAGTTTGCTGATGTTATAACAGAAGATGATGTTATAATAGACAACAAAACAGCAGGTAGGTCAGTATCAAAAAACAAAAAAAGTGGTAGACTTGTTATACCCCATGACCATCGATTACAATTAACAATGTATGACCTAGGTTATGAAGTGAATGAGTCAACAAAAGCAAAAAGCTTAGGGTTGGACTACTTGATAAAGACTAAGACACCGAAAGTGCAACAGTCCAGGTGGATGCCAAACCAACAAGACAGACAGTATGTTCTTGGATTGATGGAGCATGTAGCAAACGGGGTTAAAAAAGAAGTATTTATACCCAACAGAAATAATATGATGTGCTCTAAAAGATTCTGTGCATACTGGCAAGAATGTGAGAAAAAATACGGAGGGAGAGTAAAACCATGAGTGAAGATAATTCATTATTTAAAACCCTTAACTCTGTTAATGTTAATGATTATACAGAGAAGAAGGGTCGCTTTACATATTTAAGTTGGACGTTTGCAGTAAAAGAGCTGCTTAAAGTTTGCCCCACAGCACAGTGGCATGTACATGAATACAAAGATATTAACGGCAATGAAGTTCCTTATATGCAATCAGAGAGTGGTTGTTATGTAAGAGTTACAGTTATAGCTGATGGTATAGAAAGAAGTCAAGTACACCCAGTGCTTAACGGTTACAATAAAACAGTGATGAAGCCTAACTCTTTTGAGATAAACACATCGATACAAAGATGTTTGACAAAAGCTATATCGCTACACGGACTAGGACTTTACATCTATGCAGGTGAAGACTTGCCCGATGTGGAGGACGAGCCTGTTGTAGAAGAGAAAGCAACTGACTCACAGTTGATCAAGATTAAAGAACTTACTAAAGATTATGAGGGCGAGAACAAGGCTAGATTAGATGCTTGGTTGAGGACTAATCCAACTAAGAAAGAAGCATCACAAAAAATAGATGCCTTGAAAGGCAAGACCAGCTTTCAAAATATGAGGGCTAGCAGTGCGACCTAGTTATTACGCTGTTATACCTTCAGAAGTTAGATACGATAACCGCTTAAAGCCAAGCGAGAAACTCTTGTATGGAGAGATTACTTGTCTTTGCAATAAAACAGGAAGATGTTGGGCAGAGAATCAATATTTTGCAAACTTATACGATGTTAATAAGAAAACAGTGTCTTCCTGGGTATCTAACCTACAAAGACTAGGGTATATCGGTGTTAATGTTGACAAGAAACAAAACAATAAAAGATACCTATCCATAAAAACATGGGCACCTATCCATAAAAAAATGGATACCTATCCACAAAAAAATGGAGGTATATATAATAATATATATAATACTAAAAAGAATAATAAAATTAATATACCTATTGAGTTCTTTATTGAAACCTGGAATAAAACATTTGACAATGAAAGTGTTTCTAGTATTATAAACATCAAAGGAACGAGGCTGAACCACGTAAAAAAGAGATGGCAAGAGAACCCTAATGAGAAGTTCTTTGTAGATTATTTTAATAAAATACATAGTTCTGACTTTCTTTCGGGTCGATCAGCAGACTGGAGATGCTCTTTTGATTGGGTTATGAATCCCTCTAACATGCAAAAAATACTAGAAGGTAATTATAATAACGAAGAAGAGAGTTGGCTAGATAGCCTTAGGAGTAAACATAAATGATATATTTAATAAAAGCTGAAGAAACTAACCTATACAAAATAGGGTACACTGCAGGCAAAGCTGAAGACAGATTAAATGGAATGCAGACAGGGTGTCCACACAAGTTATCTATTGTTAAGACAGTGAAGGGCGATGTTAGGCAAGAAAAGTGGCTTCATAAAAGTTTTTCAAACAACAAAAAACGTGGAGAGTGGTTTGAATTTAGTGATGACGAAGCAGAAGATGTTGTAGATAAAATGAAAAACTACAGAGATGGTGATGATATTGACCTAGAGCAGTGGAGAGCTTGGCATGAAAAACATATACGAGATTCTAAAAGCACAGACTATAGGATGGAATATTTTATAGAACTTGCAATATTAGAGATTATGTGCAATAATTATGACACCGCTATTCAAAGGTTAATGGAATTTAAAGAACTTTTATTTTCACGTACTAGGATGATAGGCATGCCTGAGCTTACTGATAAAATATTAAATACAAAAAACAAAGGGGCTTTATAGATGCAAGATGAAATAAAAATATTTAAGGAACTACATTTTGTTTATATAGTTAAAGGGAAAAAGTTTTTGTGTAAGAAAAAAGCAGAAAGGTATGCTAAGGTAAAACAAAAGGAGATTGAAAATGGACAGAGTTGATATAATAAGAGACTTCTTTTTAGACTTCAATAGAGACCCATTTAAGAACAAATCTTTGGTAGAACACTATGTTAATAGATTATATGACTGCAATACTGGAATGCTTAAAATGGCCTGTGAGGAGCTATCTTTATCAAATGATACTTTACCTAAGTGGAAGGATGTTATGGGCGTATACACCCGTTTAAAGGCCTCATACGATGATTCTAGCAACTATGAGCGTATAGATTGTGATGATTGTGGTGGATCTGGAGCTATAACATCAGTTTTCTTTGGAAAAATGGAATTGTTTAGTTTAAATTTTAAAGGCGAAGGTGCAGTGTATTATGATGTTATAATAGGCAAGTGTCATTGCACGGCAGGAAATAAGATGCCAGAATATTTTGAGGTTAAGAGTCCACCTAAGTTTATTAAGGACTATGCTAAAGAACTAGAGTTTGATTGTTCTTACACTACTACTAAGATAGTGACGTTAAAAAATAAGGAGTTGAGAGAATGTACTACATCGGAATCGACCCAGGAATCAACGGAGCATGTGCCGTTTTAGATGACGAAAGTAACTTAAAAGTTTTTCGTTGTCCTAAAGATATCAAAGAGATGGCTGATATCTTGTATAAGTATCAGTTTGAAGATTGTTATGCTGTCATTGAAAAGGTTCATAGTTTTCCTGGTCAAGGTGTGGTTTCTACTTTTACCTTTGGTCGCAACTTCGGTCAATGGGAAGGGATATTAGCAGCACTAGACATTCCTTATATATATGTACAACCTAAAAAATGGATGGAATCTTTTCAACCATTATCAAAAGAAAAGAAAATAAGAAAAAAAGAGTTAAAGAGTAAAGCTATAGAGCTTCACCCTAAGACTAAAGTGACTCTTGTAAATGCAGATGCTATACTATTAGCACATTACTGCAAAGGATGGGATGCACCCGATGAGTAAAAACTTTGATTTAGATTTAAACTTTGGCGTAATATTTGAAAAGAAAGTAAATGATATGCTTAATTGTGAAGGTAAGATAGAAGTTAAAACTGAACGTGACAAGTGGGCAACTACTGGAAATATATGTATTGAAGTTAAATACAAAGATAAACCTTCAGGATTAGCTGCAACAGAAGCCGACACTTGGATACATCTACTTGCCATAGACAATGAAATTGTCGGTGGTTTCATATTCCCAGTTAAAGAATTAAAGTTTATTGTTAAAAGACTATTATATAAAAACATAGCCAGAACAGTTTCTGGAGGAGATAGTGATGCAAGTCAAATAGTATTACTACCTATTAGTCGTATATTTGAAAAAGGAGCAGGATATGTCGATACCGAGTAAGATACCTACAAATCCTATGATTGTTAGGTTGGAGAAAGAATTAAAAAAAGCGCATGAAGAAATAAAGTATTGGGTTCAAAATCATGCTGATGCAGTAGAAGAAATAGAGGAACTTAAGTGCAAATTAAAAGAAAAGGAATGAACGTTTTAATACCAAAAGGTTACTGGACAACAACTATAATAAGGAGTTTGAACAATGGATCAAATGGAAATAAAACTGCTAAAAAAAGAAAACATAAAGTTGTGTGAGTTGCTTGATATGTATAAAAAGAAATATCATATTGCATTACAAGCCCTTGATGAACTAGAAGTAAGGCCTGATAGAAGAGTTGCTTCTAGGTGTAAAGAATATTTATCTAGTCAAGAATTCTAGCAAGGTCTAGATTACCTAGTAAATACTCACCTATTCCAAGCTGATTAAGATAGTTAGCCAATACCTGTATCTTCAATTCATTTAAATCTAAATCTACACTAGACTCAATAGCGTGAAGCAATTCATGTATTAAAGTTTCACCTAATTTGCTAGAAGGTTGGTTAGCGTCAAGTTCTATGCGTTGCAATTCTGCATTAAACCTGCCCCAGGCGTGTACGCCATCGTGGTTGTATAGGCCATCTACCAAAACAATGTCTAGTAAATGGCCACAAACCTTAAGTTTAGATTGAGATACTATCTTAATATTATTTCTTAAGCACTTTTTCAGCTATAGCTAGAACAGAGTCAAGTAAAGCAGAAAGTATTTTCTCTTCAGTTTTTTCACCAATAATAGGAATGTTTACATCTTTATTCCATTTATCAACTATCTCTTGTCTAACGTCTTCGCTTTTAAGTTCATCAAGTTTAGCCCCAACCCAATCTTCAGCTACTTTTTTTAAGTCCATTTGGACCTCCTTTTTTGTTATTCTTCATCGTTACTTTTTATCATACTTAAAAATTTATGTTTCATGCCACCACCAGCTAATGCTGCAATAATTTCAACAAGAGCTCTGTAACTCTTCTCTATTCCTTTTTGTTCTATCTGCATTTTCTTTTGTTGATCAATAAGCTTTATAACTATTCCTTCAAGCCTTTTAAAGCGTTCGTCCAACTCTTCCATGAGTTCGTCCTGGATAAATTTGTTCTGTTTCCAGATAAAAAAACCGAAAGCGGTAGCAACCACCACTGGTATGCCGTAATTTTCTAGCAGTACCATTACATCCATTAGTCATTACCATTTATATATTTGCCCCATACCGAGGTTTCACCGTTAATTATTTCTACAACCTCTACTTTAAAGTTACCATTTTTAAACCAGTCTATAATAGCAAAAGCATGATTCCAGTTATGTAAGTTACCACGTAACCACTTGTTTTTATCAGAACTCATATCTTTTAAACAACCCATACTCCAAGCACTCTTAGTTCCACCCAGGCTTGTATCGGTAAAACGCTGTATATCATGAGTATGTCCATACATAATATTTTCACCGTACTGAGATAAGTGTTTCTTAGCATGATGTATAGGAGTGTAGTCGCCATGTGTAAAGTTAAGTTTGCCTATTTTTAATTTCTTAGTAGATACATATTTCCAGTACTTGTATCCTCTTTCCTTTAAGTTTAAAGCTTTTTCGGTTCTATACTGTGGTAAATAAGGATGTTTAGTTACAAAATTATCTAGCCATAGCTCGTGATTGCCTTGTATAAAGTGTCTTTTTTTACACTTAGCCTTGTCAAGACTAGCATCAATTATATCCATGCCCTCATTAACGCCATCAACCTCAGCGTCTAGCATTGGTATTAATAGTTCTAAAGGGGGTTGTTCTCTGTCACGCCAGTAGTGTTTACTAAAAAGCTCCCACTCACCAGTGTCACCTAAGTCTATGTATGTACAGGGTTTAACTAACTCAATTGCTTTACAAACTACTTTAATAGCAGGCAAATCGTGCAAAGGGAAATGCTTATCAGGCGTTACTATCGCTCTTCTTACAACTCCCTTCTTTCTCATATGTAATTACCTTTTAATTTCTTTATAAATCTTAACGCATATATATACGAATGTTGCTATCCCTACAGCAACCCTTACCATCATAGGTAAGAACTCTAGCCATGTTATTGTAACTCCACTTGCACCTGCTGTAACTGTTTTTAAACTGTCTACCATTTTATTCCTTTATCTCAAAATGTGGAAAATCATCAAACCTATTGTCTTGTACTTGAAAGTCCTGGTCCCAATCTCCACCCCATCTTAATTTAATACCCATTGACTGAGCAATGCCCAGTACAAAACCAGCAAAAAGAGTTTGTCGCTCACGGTCATCCCAGTCCACTGGATAAGGTGTAACATCAACAGCCCTACTAGGGCTACTATTATGCCTCCCATTAGGGAATTTAACTTTAGTTTTACCTTCGTCGTAAAGCTTGTTTTGCCTGTCTTCATTTCTATGTCCCTCCAAAACACTGCAATCTACGTATTTAATTACTTCATTAAATATATCTTGTAATCTTTTGTCGCAACTTTCTAAGTTTTTTTTACTTCTTTTTCCGAATCTTGGCATTCTTCTTCCTCTTTCATTTTCTTTAGTACTTCTATAGCACCTAAACATTTTTGTGCTGTATCATGAGCTTCTTGTTTTTTACTAATACATTTATTATATTGATCTACAAGCTCTTTTATTTGTTCATCTATACTCATTATGGGCTATCCTCTGCGAAAACTGGTCCATTTTCAACTGTTCCATTATTACCATTACCACTAGCATCATATATTGTTGACCCTGTGCCATTCTCTACACCATCACCCATTCTCCACCAGCCTTTTAATTTAGTAGGCTCAATACCTTCTTTGTGATTATAAGGTGTACCACCATTATATATTGTGGTGACTTGACCTGCTGTAAAAGCTATGTCATTATAGAAAGCTACATCTGATATGTATCCTTCATAGTCTCTAGAATTAGCGTCATTGCCAATGTAAAATACATCAGAATCATCAGTCAAATCAGTAACTGTTATTGTGTTTGCAGCATTTGTCAAAGAGCCATCAATATATATATACATTAAATTATTAGTATTATCTCCAACACAAACCACATGATGCCATTGATTCATATTAACTATATCAGCGCCTGTTTGTTCTATATTTCTAGTACCACCGCCAGAACTAGTTACTAAATCAAAAAACATTTTATTAGAATGAGTAGATGAGTCTATATGAGTTACAGCCCACCCATCTCCACTTCCTAATGAATGACCTTTCGACACAATAGGCCAGTTATCCTTGCTTCCTGAACCATCAACGCTTTTAAACCAAGCAGATATAGTAAAATCTTTTGTGCCTACATCTAAACTAGAATCAGATCCACAATTAACTCTATTATTGTTTGTGCCATCAAAATACATAGACCATCTATCATATTTTGAAAATGGCTCTATAGAACTTAGTGAATTTGTTAGTGTGTTAATTGGCATAATTATGCTTTGTAAGCTAAAACTTTTCCACTATCTAACTCAATAGATGCAAAACGTCCAAAAATAGTTGTTCCTTTTGGTATTGTAAAGTCTGCTACATCTGTAATAAAAGACATATCACATTCAGATACATCGACTGCTGCATCTTCTAAAGCTGTAATTGCTGCAAAAGGGCCAGTGTGCTCAGCTGTGTCGTCTATCAAAACAACACCTGTTTGGCCTAAAGAAATGTTTTGTGCTTCTTGCACTGAGTATTTGTGTTTACCGTTTGCCATGTTTCCTCCCTGCCCTAAGCACTGGCTGTGCGTGAACGAGCTTGTTTATTGTTTAAAATTCTATCGTAATATAGTTATTCAATGAAATCTTCCCAAGATTTATCTTCGATTTCTTTTTCTTGTAAAATCTTTTTATACCCTTTGTCCAACTCATATCTGTTGCCTTTCCAAAACAAATACTCTATGTTAGTTTGTGCACCTGCTTCGTACTCAGGCATACTTTCTATTAAAACTTTTATACTATCTGCAAACTCTTCACCTTCAGGGTGGTCACCTAAAACACCACCTTTAGGATGCTTGTAATCTATTTTATATTTATTAACTAAAACTCTTTGCAGATGTTCTCCAGTAAAATGTAGTCTAGCTAATGAGTTTGCATATTTAAATAGTTTTGGCATATTTAATTCTTGTATATCTTTATCCTTACCTTTAGGGCTTGGATGCAATTCTTCGTGGAATTTTTTTATATAATGATTTCTAAGAACCTTTATTCTATAATTGTAAAGCGCCCCTACATTTAAATCTTTATGTGATTCTTTTAAAAATTCTAATGTTTCAGGCATTAAATCCTCTAGCTTAGTTACAAAATCTGCATATTTAATATTTGCACCAAAACCCTTTTTGTACTCATTCATAATATCTAGCTGAGCTTCTTGTTCAGCGTATAATAGTAGCAGTCTATCTATATGTTTTATGCCTTCAGACACAGACATTTGAGAGCCCACGGGAAATGTGTTAATAAAACTTTTGCTTTCTTCGTTAAATGATATAGGTGTCCATTTTTTTACAAATGAATTTCCTGCAAAACTTGCCCAGTCTGTCCAAGTTACGTCACTTTTTAATTTACCAAAAAGAGGAACAGCCCCTTTTATCTCCCATCCATTAGGAGACATACCTGTTAGCAACTCATACGTTTGCTGTAAAATTGGTGATAGTTTTGATCCAAAAACATTTCTTTCTTTTATCATAAAATCCATAACAGTCCTGTCTGGAGCATTGCCAAACAATAATGTACCTCCAGCAGCATTGATTAAAGGAAACAGTGGTTCTGCAACCTCACCTATTTGTTTACCTAGCGAAAACACTTCAGGTTTAGTTTTTAATTTTTTTATCTTTTTATCTTTCCATTTTCTCGCCCTTGCTGTATTAACAACTTTATTCGTTTGTGTTAGTATTCCCTCCATAAGGCCGCTTTCAAGAATATACGTATATAAAGGTGTATGGTTAACAGTAAACAGTCCATATTTAAACGGCTCGTATTCTTCGTCACCCAACTGACTAATTATTAAATTGGCAAGCTCTGTTATACCAACTAACGATGCAATTTGCATAGCAACATATCTTCTATATGTTTTTCTTTGTATTGGGCTAAGTAACGGGTCATCATTATAAAAAGCTCTGTAATCTTTATTTCTTATACCTACACCTTTCCAAAACTGATTTTGTACAGATAAGGTCCAATCTGGAGCTAAAAGAATGTGTCCCAGCGTGCTTTTATACTTAGGGTCATTCCATATTTTATTAATTTTGCTGTTAGGTAAAACAAATTGTGGTTGTCCACCGTATATATCGTTTACAAATTCTGCTACCATAGTTTTTACCATAAACTCATCAGCCTCAGGAAAATCTTTCATTAGTTTATCAACCGTATCTTTCCAGGTAAATACTTTGTTACCTTGATGATAATTGTTCCACAGACTTTCATTAAATTTTTCTAATCCCTTTTTAAAAGGTTTTATTACACTTAGCGGTGACAACATAGCTTTTACTAGTGGGTCTTTATCTTCTTTGTATCGTAAAATTCTATCAGCCATATTTATAAAGTAATTTCTATGATAATCTGTCGCAGATGTTTCTCTAGTAAGACCGTGCCTTATAGCATCGTCATAATACTCTGTTTGCATATACTTCATTCCAATTCTATGTGGAAACCTCATAGACATTTTTTTCCCAGTAATTGGATCTGGATAACTAAAAACTGCAAAACCTCTTATAGGATTGTACCATCGTGCATTTGCTGCTATAGAAGACTCTGATAAAGAACCAAAGTGAAAAAATGAACCAAGGAAAAATGCACTTTTATAAAGTTGATTTAACATTACAGCTCCCTCTCCAAGCATACCCATTTTATACCGATTATTAATAAATGGTTTTACTATTTCATAAAAATCTTTATGTACAAATACAGGGTTTTTGCTTGCCATAAGCACACCATCTTTACTTTCACCAAATATTCTCATTACAAACTCATCTTTTAACTCCCTATAGTTACTTTTTCTTACCGTCTCTAATTCCTTTTCTAGGCTTTCTATAAATTTATCATCATATCCGTTCTTTTTAGCATAGTCTATTTGGTTTGTAACTGTTTCATATATTTTGCCTCTAGCTTCATTGGTCATTGCTATTGGATTGTTAAATTCGTTTTTAGTATTTTTTAGCTGATGTAAAAGTAAATTGTTTCTAGCCATAATATGGTTAGCTTCAATATAAGATTTATACATTTCTCCTAATGTTATTTTCTTTGGTTTAAGACCAAGCTCTATACCTTCTGCATATGTAGGTATAATTCTTTTATTTTTACTTTTAGTTCGTGTTCTCCAGCTGTCAACAAAATCATCTAAATTTTTACCTTTTATATCCCACATATGTGGTATATAGTTTTCTATGTATTTTATATATTCATCAGGACCCAACACTTCTAACTGTTTATTTATATCTTTTCTAACATTTTCAATACGTTTTTGATACTGTTTAATTATGTTCATTTTTGTAGGGTTATTCTCAACTCTTTTAACTAAATCAGAGTATGTATCATCCTTGACAAAGTAATTACCTTTACCCTTATCAGTTGTTTTAACTACAAAATTGTTAGCTTGTATTTCTTTAACTAATGTTTTGTTTTCAACATAAGTAATTATATCCCACGAGTCTGCAAAATTTGGAATCTTTGCGTTTACTTTTTCAGCAAATTCTATATCTCTAAGTAGTTTAGCTTCAGTATTGTTTATTATTTTCATAGCACGCTTGTACGCTTGATTTCTAGTATATGACTCTAGACTACCTGATAAATTTGCCTCAGGACCAATAGTTGCATTTTTATTGTTTATAATATATGTTAATTGATCTACATCATAAACAGGGGCTTTCTTTTTCTTTTTAGCAATTAATCTTTTTATATCTATATACTTAGCTATACCTCTTATGTTTATACCTGATAATACTTTTGATGCTTCCTCAGTAGATATTTTCCCAGACAACACTTGATTAATGCGCTGTCTCAATCTTTCAGATGCCTTTATAATTTTTTTTCTACTTTCAATATCTAGCTTAGTAAGACCTATCTTATCTTTGTTACGTAAATCTGCTCTATATTTACTTGTTGTCTTTTCTAATGATGCAGTAATTTCTGTTAAATTATCAATCTGTACTTTATTATACTCTTTTGTTAAATTTTTAAGTTCATTAGTTTTCATGTACCAATCAGTAGATTTTTCTTTTAAAGTAGAGATTTGTGTTTTTCTAAGCTCTATTTCTTTTTCTATACCTGTTAAGTCTTTTAACCTTTCAGTTATTTCTGGTGGCATTTTTTGTAGAATCTTTTGATTGCCAGCACCAGGCTTGTACCACGACATCATATCAGATAAATCTTCAGATGTTTTTTTAGTTTGCCTAATCCTTTTCATTTCGTTTTCAATAGCACGTATCATTGTACTTTCTTTGACTACTTTTTTATTTTTCAAGAAGTCTACACCTAGCTTATCTAAGTCTTTTTGACCTACTTTCTTTTGTGCAATTCTTACCAACTCATCTTTTTTCTTGTTAAAGTAAGACAGTTGACCATCAAAACTTAACTGTGAAAGTTCTTCGTTTGTCATTGGCTTTACTTTGCCCTTTTTAATATCAACTGTTTCAGCTACTTTTGTTATTTTAGGCTGCTTTACTGTTGGTTCTACTGTAGGTTTTTTCTTTGGTGAAGGTTTTTTAACAACAGGTTTTGGAGGTGCTGTTGCTATACTGTAGAATGTATCTATTTCTGGATAACTTTTAGGCTGCATATTTCTACCTGAAGCCATCGCATAACCTTTAGATACACCGTAAGTAGGACTATAATATCTACCAGTTTTAGAATCAAAAAACTCTGGTATAACAAATGCTTCACTATCCATTCTTCTAAACATTACATACTCTGAACCATCAGATAATAATTTTTGTGGATTCTTTTTAAGTTCTCCTTTTATAAGCTCAGTAGCTACTCTCCAAGGCTCAGCTTTATACTCTTTGTTTTGCATTAACTTTTTCCACAATTTTGGATTTAATTTTTTAGCAAGCTCTATTGGGCTATTGTCTTCTATTATAGTGCTAACTTTTGTTTGATCAAACGGAGCTTCAGTAACCTCTTTTGTTACAGGGTTACCATGATATACTTTTTCTATAGGCACAGAACCAGAAGCAAACGCTTCATCTATTTTATCTAAGTTAGCATAAAGGTTATTAGCAGTTTCATCTATTTTGTCTAGTTTTTCTTGCAGTAAAGCCTTTGTGTTTTTATCTGACATTTTTTTAAGGTCAGACTCTAACTTAAACCTAGTTGTTTTTAAATTGTTTATTTGTATAGCTAATTCTTCTTTAACAGAATATAGTTTTTCAAATGACGAAGGAGCCTTTAATTCTGTTGTAGACTTATTAATCAAGTTGTTTGATTCTTTAATTAATGTGTTTTGTTCTGTAGTTGAAATAGTATGTATATTTGTGCCGTCTGCAGCTTTTGCTACTGTGCCGTCTAAGTTTAATACATTAGAGTTGTTGTTTTGTGCAAATAAATTTAACTGTTCACTCTCTGGTGCAATAACACCTACATGTACATCTGTTGCTCCATCTGGTTTTTTGGTTATTGCTATAGCAGTGTTTTCTAAATTGTTTTGAAACAATGAAAAGTTTTCAGCCTTTGCTTGATTTGTTATATCAACTAGTGCCATTGTATTTGATTCAGGTATTGTAGATGTAGACAGTGACACAAATTGAAATCCTGGTACGGGCCCTACTAAACTATTATCAAACCTAGCTACTAATGCATTGCTTTTGGGGTCAGCTATAAAATTATCTACTTCTGCAACAAATGCTCTACCCATGTTAATAGCTACATTTTCTGCCGCACCTGCTATTTCCATATGTATTTCATTAACAACCATTAATGCATTTTCTTTAGAACCTACATCAACTTTAATTTCATTTTTACCATTTTTAATAATTACATTTGATCCAACTGGAGCTACTCTAGTATCGGCATCTATAATGTCTGCTGGCAACCCTTTACCTTGATTGTTTTTTCCAAACTTTTTGTTAAAAGCCTCTTCGCCGTTAGCGTCAAAATAATTTCTTTGATTTCCATAGCTATCTTTATAACGTGGCTTGTATTTAGCAAATTGCGGGTCTTTTAAAAACCTACTATGCCACCTAACTATGTCTGCTTGACCTATTCCAGCCTTATTTAATGCTTTGTCCCATTTTGTCATAAACTCTAAATAGTTTAATTGTGAAAAATCTGCTAATATTTCTGGCAAATGTCTAGACGCAAATTGCTGGGTTTGAAAATCATACTCTACTTTTGTTCCAGCTTTTTTTAATCCTAAAAATTTAGGAAGGTTGCTTGATTCGTACTTCTTAAATTTAAATTTTTTATTAAATTCAAAAGCTTTACCCGATGCTAGGTATTGGCCAGGCACTTTAATATTTATATTAAAATCTGGTAAAATTTGAAAAGTAGCTCTTGGAACTTCTTTTCTAGTAACATATTCCCAAGGCTCTAATTTTTTAAGTGAATAGTTTTTCTTTAAATCGTATCCCCATTTTTTTGACATTTCTTGTATCCATGGAGAGTTAGTTACTCTAGGATTGTTTATAGTATATCTTTTTAAATTATACCTAGCCGCTTCTGCAACAAAATAAAATGGTTTATAGCTAGAAGTTTCATTTATAAAAGCCTTTGTAGAAGCTAAAAAAGACTCCCGTGTACCTTTAGTTTGTAAAAATGTCTTACTAGCTTTATATGCTGGTATATACGCTCTTCTAAACCCATAATGATATGCAAATAATTCAGCACCAAAACCCAGTGATTTACTTGTCCACCAAGCAGCATCTTCACTAGCCCCTAAAGAAACCATGCCTTTGCCTACAGCGTCAGCTGTTGCATGTATTCCATCTACTGCTAAAGTTAACGGATAAAATGCTGTTTCTATAGTCTTTGACCCTGCGTCATTAGCCATAATTGCTGGTTGCATATTTTTCTTGAATTGCTCACCCCAGCGATTCTTATACCCTTCATATGGACTAACGCCATTGCTCCAGTCTAAATAAATATCTTTTGAAGCTACTATTCCTGCAGCAAGAACAGTTGGTATTGATGCAACAAACTGTGTAGCTGCACCTGTACCTGTTGTAATATATGCTGATCCATCAACTATAGCGTCAACTATATTCTCAAATATACCATCACCCTCTGTTGCTTTTACCAATAATTTTTCTGCAAGCTCACTATCATTTGGCTCAAAACGAAACTCCCACTGGCTTCCACTAGACTGCCTAGTAAGACCTTCATCACCACCGTACCCCATAACTCTAAATTTTGCATCCCGTCCACCAAACTCTAAAGTTTGTTCGTAACTATAAAAATGATTAAACTGAACACCTTCACCGCTTTCCCCACCCATATACTCAGCACGTTTAAATGTGCTATTAGAATTTATTTGTTGGCCAACCAAAGCTTCTATAAACTTATTTTCCTCTGCTTTCTTTTCAGCATCAGATAGGTTTAAATTGTCAAATGGAGAAAAACCTTGTAAACCATACACATCTGTTTTCTTAAGCATGTCTTTTCTGTGTAACACCCAAACCCCATCATACTCAATAGAATTGTCGCTATTGTATTTAAAGCTATTTTTCCAAACTTGCATGCTAGGATTTTTAGTTTTAGTTAAATTTTCATAGTTAGCTGTTGCAAAACCAGGAATCCATTCAGTTTCTTTCCATTTTTGATAAGTTTCTGGTATTTCTACATTAGTGCTAGGTATTTCGTCAAAGTCTAAATTAGACATGTTGTCCCAATAAACATTGTTAGCTCCTGACTTAATTTGGTCTCTGTCAATTTTCATCATATAATAGTCGGGAGAGCTGTCTTTAATAACCTCAAATACTTGTGCTGCTTTTATTGCATTTTGGTTAATTATTTCTGCATCTATACTTTGATTTTTTTGTAATTTTTCTGGGTCCAAGTAATCAAAAGACATTTGATTTACCATTTGTTTAACATCTGAATCTAAATTGTTTAACTCTAACTCTTTTTCTTCTTTTGATTTTGGCTCTATTTTGCCAAACATTTTAATAAATTCTTCATTTTCAAATAAATCAGAATTATCTACAAAGTAATTATTTGATTCTTTTACTATGTTTTTAAAAGCATCAGTGTTAGCAAACATTTCTTTATCAGAAGGAAAGTTCATTGCATACATTTTTATAAACTTATCTCTGTCGTTTTCTAGTACTAAATTATTTAAAGCTGCTTGTTCCTCTGTGCTAAATGTTTTCCACTCAGGCATAACTTCATCAATAATACTATTCCAGTTCATGTATTTGTTTTCTAGCTCAGACATTACAGAGCTAACAACATTTAAATCATTTACATTAAAAGACATTGTATTGCCATTTGTTTTCTTAAAAACAATATTATTGCCATCAATACTTACAATATTACCTTGATGTGAAATGTTTTGATTTGTAATAATATTAGCTAATTTAGGATTACCGTCATCATCTAATCCAGTTAGTTCATCTATTTTATTGTTAAACAAACTGTTCTCATGGTCTTTCATGTATTCATTAAACTCATCTAAAGACAATGTTTCAGTAGTACCTATTTTCCTCAAGTAATCTTTGCCAATATCATCGTTTATAAAAGAATTATACAAATCTTCGTAAGAATCTTGTCTGTATGCAGCTTTATTTTCAGGAGAAGCTATTACAGTGTCAAGCTGTTCCGATGAAGGTAATTGTGATGTTATTTTTAATTGCGCATCTGTAGGAAACTTTAACCCCTCTCCAACTTCTACTTGGGGCGAATTAAAGTTTTTTTTAAAGTCTATATAGGATTCTTGGTCTGGATTTACTAACCCAAATTTAACATTTTGATTATAAAACTCAAATGTTTCAGCCTCAGTTTTCTCTTCATTAGCAATTGTATTTAATTCTTCTTGCAATAATTCATCTGCAGTTTTAGTATATATATCTTCTTGTTGTTCTGGCTGGTTAGCCACTAAAGGCTTATAAGGCTCTACTTGTGTTTTGTACTCAGGATATTTTTGTATTAAAGCATTATAAAGTTTTTCATCTTCTACATCTTTATACTCTGGATACTTCTCTCTAATTTGTGATAAAAAATTATCTGAAGTAATCATTGTTAGCCCGATTGCCCCATTCTAAAGGTTTTTGCTAGCTCTGGGTTGCTTCTTATTATTCTTTCAAACATTGCTTTAACTTGAGGGTCAGTGTTTAAATTTCTAAATTGTGGTGGTATTTTATACATAATTCCATCTACATCAATTGTGTTGTCTTCACTAGTGCCAAATGTCCTAGCAGGCGGCGGTGTAGTATCAGTCATATCTAAATTAATACCTAGTCTATTATTAGGGTCAACTTGACTATCCTTTAACTTTGGATCAAATGTAAACGGAGAAACGTATTCAGCTGCTGGTATAGCTTTAGGTTTATATTTCTTTTTATATTCTGCTGGTATCTCAGCCTCTGGATTTGTATACCAACCCCATGCTTTATGCTGATTAGCAAACAACTCTATGTTTATCATTCTGTCTAATAAGCTTTGTGCATTGCCAGACTTAAAAAATTGCTCTAAATTTCTAATTTTACCTTGACCAGAGTATCCTATTTGTACCATAAAATTATCAAATGCTTCTTCTGAAACTAAATTAACTAACACACCCATGTGAACGTCTACTTCATCACCGCTTGGGCTCGTAACAGTTACTAAACCTTTATCTCTAAACCATTTTTTAGTATTTAAATATTCATTTAGTGTTTTTTCGTCTCTTTCGTCTAGTTTTTTGTCAAAAGTATAAGCTGCAGGGTCATCTCTCATTACAGCTATTTGTGCATAAAAATCTTCTGAACTATCAGATGATATTTTTCCTAAAGGCGTATACCCTTCTACTCCTGAGCCTGGCACTGTATTTGCTAAAGGTGTACTTATTTTATACTCTTTAGTGGTTGGGTTGAAGTACATAACAGAATCAGCACCATATGTATCTTTTACATATTGCATAGGATTAAACTCTTCTTCCTCTACCCTTTTGTCAACGCCTACAAAAACTTGACCATCTCTTGTACTTTTAGACATTTTATCGGCTTTAGCTTGTGTCCATCTTTCTTCCGTTTTATCCATTTTCTTTTTAAGATAGTTTATTCTGCTAGCAGTAACAGCATTATTTTGTATATCTGCTAAGTATGATTCATATATTGCCCTAATTTCCCTAAGTCTTGCTTTATTATTTTCATCGCCTAATATAAAATCATCTTCAGTGTAATTTTCATAATCATCTAATATATTATTTATATCAATTGCAAATTGAGCTTCTTTAGTAGAAATAGGCTTTGTTTCAACACCTGTACCCTCATTCATAATTGACCTAAAATTGAACAATCTTTGCTTTGTTGCGTCTATATTTTCTATATCATATGAACCAACAATACCTAATCCTTCTGCTTGCAATTTAAAATATTCGTTAATATTTACAGGGCTCGCATTAAGACCTTGCCCTTTAAGCCAGTTATCTAAAGCTTTTTCACTATACTGAAAATTATGAGTAGCTCCCGTTTCACTATCTGTGTATGTAAAATCTTTTAAAACAGTAGGTTTTTCTTCGGGGGCCGCTTTTACAGGAACTTTGCCACCAAATTGCTCATCTACAAATACATCAAATTCATTAGCAGTTCCAAAAAACCCTACCTCAGCACCTGAGGCATCAAGGTATTTATACATTTTTTTATTAGGAGTAGTAGTAGTATATTGTTTAGAGAGCAAGTTTCTATTTGCTTCTTGGTTTCTTTGGTATTCGTCTAAATCCCCTAATATTTGACGTACATCGCTTAAATCTGCCATTATATACTATCCTTCTTAGACTGTAGTGTTGTTATTTGGTCCATAATGCCTTGTAATTGGTTTTGTCTTTGTTGATCCATAGCAAGCAACATATCTTCTTCTTGTGACGTTATATCGCCTAATGTGTTCTCTATACTTGTTCCAAGTTTTGCACGTGTACTGCCTAATAATTTCTCAGCAGAGCCAGAAGTTAAACCAGTTTGCGCTATTTTCCTACGCATTGTAGGTATAGTTCCAACTGTGCTTTCAACAAATTGTTCTATAGCTTTACCTTTTTTCCTTTCTATTTGCCCACTTTTGTATGCCTCTAATTCTTTAAAGTATTCTTGTATACCAGGTATTTGACCTCGCAATCTATTCTGTTGGCTTGCAAGTCTGTCTCTCATTTTTTGTTTTCTTTTTCTAGCTGAACTAGCACCAAGAAGAGCAACGATACCTCCGCCTACAGCACCCGCAACACCTAATGCAGGATTAATGCCACCCAGAGTTCCAGCTCCTTGTATAGCACCTGATATTACTGCACCTAAATCTGACATTATCTACCTACCTTTTTAAATATATCTCTTAATCCTAAATTAGCATCCATATTTTCTTCACTAATAGCTCTATTTACAATACTTCTGAAATCACTACCGAGCTTTATTTTGTCTATATCTTTTGATGCTCTAATTGGTTTAAATTCATTTAATTCTAAAGGAAATTTCTGAATATTAAATTTTGGACCTTCACTACCAAATCTATCTGTATCTAATAACCCCATTTTTCTAAGTTCGTTAAAACGCTTTCTATCTGCTTTTATTCTTTTTTCTTCATTTAGTTGTTTTACATATTCTTCCCACTTTTTACTACTATCTTTGGAAAGCTGTTTGATTTTCTTATCTCTATCTTCATTAAATTTTTTATTTCTGTCCTTCCCACGTTTAGAAATATCACCTAGAAATTTACTAATATTTTCTTTAGCATTTTGCTGTTCAATAACATTTTTCATTTGTATATTTGCAGCTTGTTTTTCTTGCTCTTTTAGGTTACTGACAAATGTTTCCACATCTTCTATAGTTTCCAAATCTTTAAACTTGTATTCTTTTTCTTGGAACGCTGATCCAGGAGTTTTTAACAATTTACCTCCTAATCCTGGTGGGCTATCAAACAACATGTCCTTTCCTTTTCTTAAATCTAAACCATATTCTGTTTGTAAAGCATTTAATTTTTGTAAATCTAACATTTTTTCTTTATGTGTTTTATCACTAGACAATATATTTTTAATTACAGGAGTTCCTTCCCATAAATTTAACGCATCTAATTGCTCCTCAATAGCAAGCTGATTTTTAAGTTCATCGCTACTTAAAAGACTAGTATCTTCAATAACATCTATATCCTCATCTTCAATAACATCATCATCAATTACCTCTGGCATAGGAGGTCTTAATTTATCATATATTAATTTATCAACATCATCTACGCTTTCTAATTTTTTTAAATAAGCACTAGGTACTTCATTTTCATTTTTTTGAAAACGTGCACCAGGTCTTTTTATTATATTCCAATATTTATTTGCAAACTTGGATTCTGGGTTTGGAGGAACTACTTCTACTTGGTCATCTACTAAATTTATATCGTATGCTTCTGTTTTATCGACTAAATCTGTCAATAGTTCTAATGCTTCTTCATTATTTTTAGCATTAGATAAAATTTCTCTAACTACTGGATTGTATTCTGATAATCCATAATTGTCCATAAATTCACCTATATAAGACTCTTGCCTTAATTTAGCTTCACGGTCATCAAAATCATCAAAATACTCTAAGTTTTGCTTATTAATTAAATCAAGTTCTGGGTCAAATTCTTTTTCAATATCATCATCATCAATTACTTCTGGCATTGCAGGTCGCACTATTTTGTTGCCTTCCTCATCAAGTCCTTTTACAAAAGCCCCGTGTTTTTTATACCTATCAGTTCCAAAATCGCTTATTTTTTTATATCCAGAAGGAAGAATAGTTCCTCCTTCCAAACCAGCTTTTATATACTTATCTCTTTCCATGTCAGGCATACTTTTAAATTTAAAAAAATCTTTCAGATTACCAACAAATCCTTTATCCTTGAATTGATCAAAAATTTCTTGCTCACTTACACCCTCAGACATATCTAAAGCTCTTTGGATATTTGTTTTTTTTAAGTCTACATTAATTCCCTTGTCTCTAAACGCAGCAAGCTCTTCTTCTGTGTAGTCTGCAGTTCCTAAAGCTTCTTTTAAATTAAAACCAAATCCACCTTTTTTGGCTATGTCAAATGCTTTTTTATCTTTAGCAAAACGAGAGCCTAAAGACGCTGCACTTTTCATAATAGACGATAGTTCTGCTTGCTCTTTTGCTAAATCTTTTTCATCTTGTGCGACAGAGGATAGCACGCTTTTTGTAGCGGCTGTAGATATCGGCTGGTATAATGCTTTTAATGTTCTTATATTTGACATATTTTTATAGTATCTATCAACTTAATATACATATTTATTGACTATTAATCCAATCAATGATTTCATTAATTTTATCTATACAATTCTTTATAAGAGCACCTTCTTCAGTTGTTTCTAATAAAGCATCAGTATTATCATATTCTATTTTATCCATTATACGTATACTCCTTTTAAATTCATACTAAACTCAAAATAATAATAAGTACTTGTATCTGTCGTGGTTCTTCTTAATGCTGGTATAATAATATCTCCTGCCGATAAAGAAACCGATAGTCCAGTTTCTCCAATTTTATACAAAATATTTCCAGTAGCACTAACTGATTGGGTACTTCCAATAGCGCTTAAAGAATAGTTTCCAGCACTACCATAAGTTACGCCAGTTCCCTTCAGCATACATAGTTCATAAGTTTGCGAGCTTGTAAAATTGCCATAAAAATAATATTCAGTTAATGTTATATCGTCAGTGATAACAAGGCAAGGATTATATGAGTCTAACCATGTTGTTCTTTTGGTTGAACTGGAACTTGTACTGCTCCAATTAACAGAGTTCATTCCATAAACTGTCGATGGATAATACCAATTATCAAATCTAGTATAGAACCTAGCGTTTTGATGATACCTCCATCTATTATCTACAGTTGCACCATTATTTGTTAGCTGAACATTATTACCAACATCATCTCTAAAATAAAGATTAGTAGGCGTGTCATTCTTTACCCATAATTGCCCGTATTCTTGCTCAATACCTGGACTACTAGCAGCTTCTTTTAAATTTAAAGTAGCTTGATTAATAAAGCCAGTTTCAGTCCCGTTGTGTTTAAAAATAGTACCTTTACCACCTCCAGCAGTATCTCTTGAATCAAGAACAATAGTTTGATGAGAATCTATTGTAGTATGTCCACGAGAATCTAGCAATATATCCCCATCGATATCAAAGCTTAAATTAGCTGCTTCAGCTGCATTATCATGAGTTACAATAGTTGTTGCTCCATGCTCTTCGCATTTTATTTGAAGATAATCGTCAGAAGACTCTCCACCATTTTCATATAGTCTTAATTGTGAATAACTTCCATCTTCTGCTTGAA